AGGTCCAGGTCCACCCATTCGGAATACTCCCCTGAACCCACAGACCAGTCGTCCTGCGGCGTGTTGTCCCAGTTGACCGCCCTGACCCTGACAAAGTGCCTTCTCGCGGGTGATTCCGACTTCAACCCAGCGCAGATGAACCCGTCTCCGCTGGGGACGACGAAGGTCTGAGCGTCGTCTTCATCCCAACCGGACTCCTGGAGGCCGAAGGTTTGAGTCCACTCGTTGCCGCTGGTTTCGCTGAAACTCCCGTTGGTGCCCCCTGATTCGTTGTTCGAGATTTGGATTTCGTAGCGCCCACGGTTCCCGACCATCGCATGATCGTTCCCACCGTTCAGATCGCTGAACTTGACCAGGATCGCGTTCAACATCGGGAACAATGAGATGCCAGACACCTCATCAGGCGCATCGGATTCGCCTGTCACGTCATCGAGACTGGACGCAGCGACAGTGAAGTCGTCCCCTACGTGGTAGTCGCTTGTGAGTTGCGTCTTGGTAACCGACCGGGCGCTAACCTCGTACTCCTTGCCCTCAGGCCCTGACGGTAAGCCGTGAATGACGACTTCCTGTTGGGTGCTGCGGCGATTGACTGACGTGGTCCGCCGGTACGTCTTCGTGGGAGCGTCGACCGGATTGACCACGGCTTCATACAGCAGCATTTCGTTCTCCCAGCCCTTCGGCTGGTCAAAGGTGACCGTCGCGAACCGGTCCCCGCCCTCCTGCCCAGCGACGGCGACAATGTTGAGCGGCGCCATTGGCTTGCCACTCGAATAGGCGTTCGCCTGGGTGATCTGCGGGGAATACTGCTCGGTTTCCTCCACCTTCCTCAAGCGGGCAATGACGTTGTCGACGACCTCGCCGATCGTTATCTCAACAGCGAACTCTTCTGGGCTGACATTTGCTGAGAGCCCGACAACCTGGCGGGATGAGAAGACGCCAGGTTCGTACTCGATCTTGACCGTGTCAGAAATGCCGAAGTCAGTCCACGCCTCCGTGGTGTCCGTTTCGACGTACTGAAACGTGAACTCATCGAGGACATCCTTGACCTCGTTCAGAGCCTGATTGGCTGCGTCGATGTTCGACTGGCCATGGGTGTTGTCGTACTTGACGAACCCTTCCCGCCGGCCATACGTAGCCTCAGCGGTTGTGTCGTTTGCCCTCTCGAAGACGAAATCGTTGGAGATGAACATGGAGGTCCGCAGGTCGGTGCGGCGAAGCGAGTTAGCAGAACGAACTGCCTGCGGGACGGTGAGCATCACGGTGGCTGACAGGTCAGAGCCGAGAAGTTTCGCTATCGAAATCTCGCCGTTGGGGGCGACCCTCCACTGCGAGTTGGCCGTCTTGGCGACACACTCGTTGAGCACCTGGAAGTAGTTCTGCCCTGTCTGTAAATCGAACAGCCACTGAACGTCATCGGCGGTGTAGGTACTCGTGTAACTCCATTCGTTGGCTGTGCTCGTGCCGTTCGAGTCGTACCGCTCGGACAGGTTCGATGACAGGCTCAGAGGCCAATCAACGGCGTCGCCGTTACGGTCGCCGGCACCACCCCCACCAACGAGGGTCGCCAGGGTGACAGTCGTCCAGGCTTCGACACCACGGGTGCCGCCTGGCGTCGAATCGGTGTCCAACCACAGGGCCGTTGTGGCCGGCAGGCCGGTGTTTGCTTCATTGAATAGGTGGACGAACGCCCCACCGCCGTAAGCCTTGTACTTCGGCCCGTGATACGACTCTGGGTCGCCCATGGTGCCGTGCCTGGGCATCGTGTCCCCAGCCTGCGTTTCCAGGTCGGCCTGCACGTTGTGGGTGGCTCCGAACCCTCTGCCCATAACCTCAACAAGGGCGTCAGGGTCAAGGTTGCCACTTACAACAAGGCCATCGTCGTACTTCTCGGGAATGACAATCGCCCATTCCAGGCAAGCAGCCAACCCGCGACCACCCATAACGGCGCGTCGGCGTGGCCCCGCGTACTCGATTTCGGCCTCTTCGATCAGGAACGTGAAAACCAGAGACCCACTGCGGTAAATCTGAACGGCGTAGTTCCCTTCCCAGGGGAACTCGCTGTTGTCGTTGTAGAAGGTGGTTAGCCAGGGCTCGTCATAATCGAGGTTGACTGCGCCGTGACCAGGGTCGTTGACCTGATCCCCGAATGTGCAGTCATTCCAGTTTGAGACGTAGGCGACCTTCGCCAGCGTGGTGGCGTTGACAACCCAAATGTCCCACGGGGCGACATCTGGCATCAGATATACGCTTTAGTATACGCAATCGAAAACGCCGAGTTGGAAGAGATGGCGTTAGAAACACCTGGAAGCAACTGAAACCAGTCGGTCGTTGACGACCCTGAACGGGTCAAAGAACCGATGGCGTTGCTCCCGCCGTCTGTCACCGTGTAGTTCTTTGTGTCGATCACGATAGTCCCACTGTTGGTGCCGGAGAACGTCAGTGTGCTCCCCGTCGTGGCGTTCGTGATGGTCCTATCGGCACCAACAGTGGTCAGGGTTATCACCATGTCGGTCATTAGAGCCGTCCCACCAGGATCGGTGACACCGGTGATCGGTGTTGCGGCGATTTTGACCCCAGACGAGTTGCACAAATACCAGCGAGGATCGACATACAGAATCGGCACGGAGAACTGTGTGTGATTCCACGTGCCGTGATCCCCTGTGGAGATCGGCCCGTTGACTTCGCCGTAGTTCAACCTGTACACGGTCGTAGGGCTAGCCGGCGTGAACTTCATCGTCCTCATAACCTTCAACGGGGCGTCGAAACCATCCGCCTTCTTAGTGGTTGTGAGCGCACCCATCAGGGTTTCCCAGTTGGCGTTGAACTGCGCCTCCCTGGCGCCAAGTGCCGTAAGCGGGGCCCCAGCCGAGTTGTATTCGCCAGACACCCACATCTCCCATGTTTCCTGCCGGCCACCCATACGCTTCTCACGCCACCGAAGACCGTGGTCCATTGCTGGGATCACATTCTCGCCTCGCATAACAGGCGTGTTTTGCGTGACTGCGGTGAGGGTGAACGCCTGGCCATCAAGCAACAGCGCTGTTGGCTGTGTCGCCGAAAAGATCGAATAAGTCTCTACTGTTGCCATGAGGACTCCTTAGGAGGGTCCGCCATAAGGGGAGGCGTGAATGGGTAGGGAGGGAACGGAGGGAGTGTCCTGGAGATTGAACGCGTTTATCAGCCACCCGTCGAGGAAGCCCTTCTCCACATTGTCCTTGATTACATTCCCGATAGATTGCCCGATTTGCTTGTCTGGGGTAGCCCCTGGGTAGGCAATGATCGTGATGTTCGCCTGGTTTTGGATAGACCCACTCTGGAAGTTGGCGGCGGAGGCCATCGGATGGCCCTGGCCGGGCCCCGACCCAGGGATAAAGGCGCCAGCGACTGGTTCGGACAAGGAGGCCAACATCGACGGGGAGATACCTGGTGCACCAAAGTTGCCCCCAGACGTGTCTATGTCACCCATCTGGAGGACCGGGATAGGTAGCCCGTCAGCCATCTCGGCGGCGGTGACGAAATCTTTCATGTCCTGGGCGATCGCCGCTACAGCCGCCTGGAACTCTGGCGAGGTCATCTGCGACCACAGGCCACCATCGTCGGCTCTTAGCCCCGCCAAGGAAGTCAGATTCTCATTGGTGAGACCGACGGCAGCCCCCATGGCCTCGAATGTCTCGACGGCCGCCTCGCCCTCGATCCGCAACTCGGTTTGGGTCTCTACCACAGTCGCCCCAGCGTCCATAGTGCCCAACTGGGCTCTTGTGACCTCCGCCCCCAACTCGGCCCTGCGGTCGAACTCCGAAATAGCGAACTCGGCCTCAAAGACAGCAAGTTGGAGGTCCTCCATGTTGCCCTGGCCGAGGCGGAGAGCACGCTCCGCGGAGGCCAGGTTCCTGTCCAGTTTGGAGCCAGTCAACCGCTCAAAGGCGGTATCAACACCCGTGCCACCGTGTCGCAGCGTGGCCTCCGCTAAGGCGGCCTTAGCCTCTTCCAAGTCGAGAACAGCGCTGATAGCCCCGCCGACAGTGTCCATCCGACGCCGGGCCGCGCTCATGGCGGCATCAACAAAGTCCTTCATTACGCTCTCGAACTTGGGGACTTCGGAAAGCACACCGTCTATTACCTGCTGGACGATATTCCTACCCTGGAAGTGGAACAAGTGGGACTTGGACTCAATGCCATCTGCTGCACCCTGGCCGATGTCTACGCCCACCATCCAGAACAACTTGGATGGCGAATCGGTTTGGGCCTTGTCCCTCATGGCTTCGTGGGACTCTTGGATCATTTTGCGGGCCGCGGCAATAACCGCAGGGGTCGCCCCCTGCATGCCGCCAATGAACCCAATAGCAACATCGTCGCCCAAACCTGAGGCCAGGCCCTTTGTCCAATCGTGCATCTCCGACGTGTTTATGATGCCGTCGAGAACGTCCTGCATCGCCGCTGGAATCTCGTCGTCATCGTCTGCGAACAGAAGCGCAATGTTCTCGGAGGTCAACCCCTCAGCCTCGAAGAACTTCTTCAATTCCTCAGGGTCCATATCTTGGGCCAAAGCGTTACCCAGCATTGCCCCGAGTGCCGCTTCGACCTGCGAGGCCGCTTCCTCAGAGTCGCCGCCAGCCCGAATGATCGCCTCCCCCCACTCGATGGAAGCCTCGATGTTCTGACGGAGCATCTCCCTGTTCTTCTTCCCGATCTCCGTCTGGGAATCCATACCCACACCGTTCTCATGGAACGCTTCGGTCATCTCGACCAAGCCCGTGTTGAGTTCATCCTGGGCTTCACCAACCCCCATGCTGCGGCCGATCAGATCATCGAAACGCCTGTTGAGTTGCTTCGCCGCCTTATCCGCCGACGAGAACCTGGTTTCCAGTTCCGCAAAAGCACTCTCGATGGTGCCGACGCCCGCTACCAACTCGCTGTCCGCAAGCGTGGTGCTCAGCCACTCATCCATGATGACCTGCATCGCCGCTGTTTCGACACCGGAGGCAGACATGGAAATGCCGAGCCTGGCGTTTTGGTGCGTGATGTTGCCGATAGCCAAGGAGTAGGCAGCGGAGATGTCCTCAAAGTGCGCTATTGCGTTGTTGCTCTGGCCCCCAACCCTCACCGTGGCGGCTGTATCGATGGCGGACATCAGTTGCCCGAAAGTCTCAGCGCCTTCCCAGACCTCGTCGGGGATGTCGGTGAAACTCTCTTTGAGATGCTCTTTCAAGACCACGAACACGTTGTTCAAGTCGCGTTCAGCAACCTCTAAGGAGGCGCCAGCCCCCTGCGCTGCCATAGACGCTTCGGTGATACCGGCTGCGAACCCGTGCCATAGTGAGACAAAGTCGCCCACTTGACCGCTTCTCAGGGCCTGGGCCATATCGTCAGCGAACGGTCCAATCGCTTCGGAGGCACCGACCACACCGCTCAACACCTCGTCAAGGACCGTTTCTGGGCCTCCCGCAGGGCCCCATTGGACATCAAAGAAATCGACATCAAGGACGCTGCCCATGTCCAGAGCCTCTGCTTGGAGGGCTATGCCGATTTGCTCTACCCAGTCGTCCCGCTTCCCCGAAATCAACTCCTCAAGGACCGCTGGGTCGAAGAACCCGCTGTCGAGGAACTGTCCGAGACTTCTCACCCAGGGGTCGGCGCCGGATTGTTTGCTGAGGAGTGTCTCCGAGGTGAAAACGACATCGTCCATGTTGCCGCTAATGGCGTCTGCGTAAGCCTCTCTCAGGGCCTCTCGTTCCATAACCAGATGGTCCGCCGCCACGCGCCCCTTGAGTTTCGCTGCGGCGATGACGTTCTCCACGACCTCGTCCCCAGCAAGGAAAGCGCTGAGTTGCTCCTCATTCACGACTCCACCATCGGCAGTGGTCCCGCCAAAGAGCCGCATGAAGGGGTCAACCTTCAACCTGTTCCCCTCAGCGTCGATTATCGGCCCAATATCGCTAACCATGTTGCGAACCAGTTCCTTCAAGGCCGCCCTCACCGCTGGGGTGTCACCGCGGCCGAAGAAGTACGTCATAAGCGCTTCTTCGGACTGGAAAGCACCAGCCGTCTGGGAGATGTCCAGGGCGTCGTCAATGCCCTGCTGGAACTCGGTTATGAACCGGGAGGCGAAACGGGCTGATTCTGAGGTGTCGACAAACTCCTTCAACGCACCAGTGATGTCCTTGATCGGGTTGATTACTTCCTCGCCGGCGATACGCACATCACGCAACTCGTCACGCAAGTTCCGCGCCGAGTGGGCCGCCGTTTTGGCCTCGTTGCCGAAGCCCCAGAAGCCACCTGTCAAGAAGGCCAGGGCCGCTCCGAGAGCCAGGATGGCGATGCCGACACCGCTAGTAATCAGGAGGCCCCTCAAGGCCACACCAAGACCAGCGCTGGCGATTGTGGTCTTCACCATGGCGGCTTGGAGGAAGATAAACGCCTGGGCCAGACGCCCAGCCACTATGAGGCTCAACCCCATTGCTGCTGTCAACAAGGCGATACCCATTACCAACTTGAGCACCACGGCGTGGGTGGCAACCCACTCGAAAATCTTGGCAACGGCCTTGATGGTCTTTGTCACGATGTCAACCAGCGGGACCATCGCTTGACCAAGTTCGGTGAAGGAAACCTTCAAGTCGGCTACGGCGAGAAGCATCCTGTGAGAGACAGTGTCCTGGACGGCCTGGAGGGCCAGGTCGGTATCACCGGCGGCGTTAGCCAGTTCAGCGAAAATCTGGGTGTTCTCCTGCAAGTTCTCACCGGTGATGTCCATAGCGCCAGCGAGAGCACGCACGTTGGGGAACACGTCAGCGAATGCTTCGGCGTTGTCCTTGGAAAGGTCCCGCAGTTTCGTAAGAACGACCAGGAGGCCCTTCCTGCGGGCTATGTCGGCGAGTTCACCCTCGGCGACACCCATCTGCTTCAACGCTGTGGTTGTTTGGCGTGACGGGTCCAGGATGGACTGCATGATCTGGCGCAACTGGATGGCCGATGTCCTGGCGTCGGTACCGGTACGGGTCATGGCGGCGATAGCGGCTGCCACCTCATGGAACTGGATGCCCATGGCTGAGGCCACTGGAATCGCCTTGCCGATGGCGGGCGTCAATCTGGTGGCTTCGACCTTGCCTTCCCTAACGGCCGCGGTGAGAATGTCCACGGCGGCAGCGCCGTTGAGGTTCTCTGAGCCGTAAGCGTTGACGGCCGAGGTGGCGGCATCGGCCACAACGGAGGTTTCCCCCAGGCCGATAGCGGCACCCTTCGCCGATGCCTCCATAACCTCTAGGGCGGCAGCGCCACGCAAACCAGCGGATGTAACGAAGAACATGGCGTCTGCGAGTTCCTGAGGGCCACGACCGGTCGCACGAGCGACCTCTTTCACCTTCTCAGTGAAGTTTTCGACCGCGCCGGCGCTAATACCCACCAACGCTTCGATCTTGACCATCGACCTCTCAAAGGTCGTGAACGTCTTGAGGGCTAAACCACCAATAGCCAGCAGGGGCAGACCGATGTTCCTAAAGAGCAGCCGACCTGTCGTCTGAGCACGGAACGACAAAGTGTTCATGCTCGTACTCATGGTCGTAACGGCCTTGGCGGCCTTCGTCGCGGCTTTGCCAACCGGGGCTACCGCCCGCGAGGCCGCGGCTGAACCTGCCGCGAGCCCCGAGGGGTCTAGGATAATCCTCTGTACGAGGGGTGGAAGCGGGATACCAGCCATTTACACCATTCTCCCCCATGGAGGCAGCAGGCTCAACCCGTCGAGTCTGCTGGTCGTTGACTAGCGAAGTCGTGGCGGGATTCCTGGACCTCGGACGTAGGCACACGTCCCCTAGCAGACGCGACGAACGCCGCCAGATCGCTCGTTTTCCTGGCCTTCTTCTTCCCGCGGTCCTTCACAGAAACCGCTGCTATGACTTGACCGGGGCTGGCTTCCCAGAAGTCTTGGAATCTTTGGTGCGTTTGGCACCAGGCGCTGATGGCTTCTTGCCAGGGGTACCGGTACCTTTCATCTGTTTCTGTTCCTCTTCGGCTTCCGCCAGGGTCGTCTTGAGTTCCTCGTTCAGCATCGTGATCTGCGACTCCGTCGCCACCTGCGCTTGTGCGAGCAGCCTGCTCGCCACGGTAGGGTCCACGCCGTTGGCCAACGCCCAAGCCGTCCCAATAGCGTTGTTGTAAGTCCCCAACTCCCCCTCAAGAAGGGACAAACCAGCCTCTTCCACCCCCCTGCCCATCAGCAGGGCAAAGGTGCGGCGCAAGGTGGAGATTGGCTTATTAGCCATCGCATCCTGCCAATCAGGCAGGCCCTCCCATAGTTCCTCAATGTCAGCGATCGTGTTGTGGGTGAACCTTACGAAGAACTCTTCGCTCTCGACGTTCCCCTCGGAGTCGCGGACCTGTGCGAATGAACCCTTTTCGCCTTCGAGTCTGGCAATCCGAACAGGGACACCCTTGTTCCGTAGCACCGCTGGTGTGTAATCCATGCGGGAAGCGTACACCTACGCGCGGAGGGACGGCGACTTCACAGCCGCCGTCCCTCGCTACCCGCTAGGTGTTGTGCTTAGAGAGTTGCCGCAGTTTCGGCGATTTCGATGTCGCCCATGCGAACGATGCTGGCCGTGGCGTAGCCGTAGGGCAGAATCGCCTCAGCGGTGAACGTCGGGCTGCTGAACGAGTCTGTCGAACCGCCAAGCAGTGAACCGCCGGTCAACTGGCACTTCTGGAGTGTCAGAACAACCGTGGCCGGAGTGTCGCCAGCCGAGTGCTGGAGGTCGTCCATGAGGACGGCGATCATGAAGTACGGCAGCGACGTGTCGTCCAACCCCATGGTCTGTGTGTAGGTACCGGAAGAACCTGCTCCAGTGTTGTCCTGGCCCAGGAGGACTTCCAGAACGTCCAGCGAAAGTTCGCTGTATGTGCAGGAGAAGTTGAGACGGTCGATCTTGCCCTTCTTGGCAAGCACGGAACCGCCGTCACCCTTCAACTCTGCGGTGATGAAGTTCGGCTCCAGAGATACTTCCTGGATACCGGGTACGTCGATGCCGGGGCTTGTGAAGGTCATCGCCGCCGACGCAGGGTCGGTCAGCATCTGATAGACCTTGCAGTCCTTGACATCGAAGGTGATTACACTACTTGCTACAGGCATCGGAAATCTCCTTAGCGGGTATAGGCCTGGTTCGTCTTACCCAGTCTCCCCCATCCCATGTAAGGGGTGAGAGAGGGTATTCGCGGCCTATACGGGGCCCCTCACACGGTGTCGCTAGGCCCTTCGGTACGCTGGAGCCAGGTACCCACCCTTTACCCAATGGAGTGACATAGCAATGGACTTCACCGTCACAATGACTAACGCCACGAAGCGGTCGATCCTGCTACGGGCTATCGGGGGCCTGGAGGAAGAACTCTGGGACCTCTGCTGGACCGAGGGTCTTGACCCCGACGATTTGGCAAACCCGTACACCGCGCCCGCCGACAGCGAGCGAACAGGTCTTACCCACCTCGTAAATGCTCAAGTCAGGCTCAACTCGGCGACCGCTGCGTACAACGCCCTACCCGCATAGTAGAGTCAGTTCATGGCTCTTTCTGCCGCACAGGCCACCGAAGCAGAGGCTCGGGCGATTGAGTACCTAGAGTATTCGACCTACTCACTGTCTCTCATGCTTGGGGTAGACCTCACAGATGTCAGCGGCTCCTGGGTAATCCCAGTCGCCGCTGGCCACGACGAGTACAACGCCCACGACTGTCTCAAGAAGCAGGTAGTTGTTCTAACTGCGTTGAAGGCGTAACCATGCCTGGCGTGAACGACGGGTCAGCCGATGGGCGCACCGGGGGTCAGAATGCTGATCCCAAGATGTACGCACGGGCCATGGCCGACGGTTGCACAGTGGACGAATCGGACCCCACTAACCGCGTCGGACCACGTCCCTGGGACGACACAACCCGCGACCAGGGACTCCTTGTTTGGAACCCCGATCTTATGATCCACGAATACGTCGACGATCGGGCAGCGAACTTCTGCCTGAACTTCAACGAGGGGATTCGAGGCACCGGCGTAGCCATGATCCCATCGGACACACCTTTCAACAGGGACTATGAAGATGTCTAAACGCTCCTCAAGCGCCACTGGCTACATCTACGACCCAGCACAGGACCTGGCGTTCGCTGAGGTAGAGATCGCTACCACCATGAACATCCTCGGCATGGCCCCCAACGTCGATACGACCACCATCGACGAGATCATCGCCGCGTCACGGGCCATGCACATGTACATCCCGATGGATGAACGAGCGCATTGGTCAGATGAGAAACGGCGATATCGCCCCGCCGCCGACGAGTTCATGGTCATTGAATCACGGCAACTCGATGAGCACGTGCGGCGAGCCTGGTATTGGCGAAACGCTGCGAAAGGATTCCAGGCCCTGTAATGGCAACAATGCACTATTCCATCACCGAGATGTTCAAGAAGGACCTAGCGGCTGTCAACCTGTCTCAGGTCACGCACCAGGACATCGACTTTCACAGCAACGCCCGAAAGCAGGATTTCACAAGCCAAACGAAGGCCCTGCTGGATACTTTCAACCCGGACCGACGGGCAATCGCTATCGGGATAGACCCCTATCTTGAATTGTGGGACACCTACGATAACCCCCACCCCGAGTGGGCAGCATGGCTTTGGAGCCACGCTCTCATGCGTAGGATGCTGTTGTCCACAGCGACCTGGTCGACAGCCCTTTGGACCTACACGGACGCGGGCGAATGGTTCATTGATTACCTGACTGACTCGTCTAAGGAAATCACCTACGTCAACAACCTAGAGTTCGCCGTCTTTGAGCGATTCGTAAAGGGTGATGCCACCATCCAGGAGCGGGGCCCCTCTTACGCTGTGGTGGACAGCCAGGACATCTTGTCGGGCGACCACTCTGGTGAATACGATTTTGTCGAAACGAACATAGGCAATCTGATGTCACCAACGATGAAGTTCGTTGACGCTTACCTCGACGCCATGGCCCCAGATGGGACAATGCTGATAATGAACACTTCGGGTTACCGCAAGGTGTACACGGAACGGTTCTACTCCCTGCATCATTACGTCAGGATTCAGAAGCACATTCTGAACAAAAGTGGATACAACGTATTCCACATACCAATCGACCTAGGGTTCACGATCATCCGTAAGGACGCCTAGGAGTTCTTTCGTAGAGGATGTCAGGGGGAAGCCACACGCTTTTGCCCTCACGATCCCACTGCTTGTAGGTTTCGATCTCGCTGGGTGTCAGCGGGCCTGTGCCAACGAACTGGAGATAGGAATACCTCTCCCCCTTCGTTACCGGCCTTACTTCGTGCATCCCAATGTAGTTAGACGGATACAAGACCGCGCTCCCAGCCTTCATCAAGGGCTGCTTGGCGGCGTGCCTGAATCGCATTTCGCCTCCCTCAAAGTCGTCGTTTAGAAGCAGAGACCCGCTGATGACATTGAGGCTGGAGATCGTCGCTTTGGGTATCTCCCCTTCCCAGTATTTGACATCTGAGACCTCGACGCTGGTGTCGGTGTGCTCACCGATGCTCTGCCCCTCCGTGTAGGTGACCACGTGAGCCGGCATCCGTGCCCACACGGCCTGCCTGGCCGCCGGGTAAATGTACATGTAACCCTTTACGCATTCCAAAAGCGCATCGCTGAGGGTTTGAGCGAACTCGGGGTCGTCATCCCAAATCTGGACCAGCCGGCCGGGTTGACTCAGCGCCTGGTCGGCGTCGATGGTGTACCCACCGAGGTTTGTGTAGGTGCCGTCTCCGTTGTCGGTGAACTGTGGCGGCTCTGTCTCCCTGCGCTTCGCTATCCAGCCCGCCAGGAACTCCCTGTCAATGTCCACGACGTTGTGGAAGGCGACAACACCCCCTCCGCACTCCTCAACCTCCACTGCCAGGCCCCTCCTGGATGTAGACGTTCGTCGCCCACTCCGCTAGTTCAGGGTTGATAGCAGGGTCAACGACGTTCTCCCTAACAGCACTATTCGGGGTCCCCTGGCAATACCACCCTAAGTAGGTGTACCGCATCCCAGCGCCAACAGGCTGGACCTCGTGGGCGGCCATGTAGTTCGACGGGAAGAACAGGATGTCGCCCTTCTTCGGCTTGTAAGAGATGTCCAGATAAGCGAAGTTGTGGTGGCCATCAGTGAAGTTCGTACCGTCGAGTTCATCCTCGGTATCGACACCGTCGTTGAGGTAGGCGACGACGGAAACGACGTTCCTGGTCGCCAACTGGTCTATCGGCTCGGGCCGGCCGTACTTGTAGTCAGTGCTGATGTCTGAGTGCATCCCCAGGAAGGAACCAGGGGGGTAGGCGACAATGTGGGACTTGATCTTCCACCAAACACACTTGAGGACCAGGGGGAAGAGGTCGCAGTATTCGGCAAAGCAGGCGTCGCGGGCTTCCTCGATGAGGGTTAGGGCGTCGATAACGTCCTGCCTGGTGTCCTGGTGGACGGCAGAACCCCGCCACGGCATCACATCGACCTCGTCCTCACCGAAGAAGTAGCCGGACTTGTTGATGTAGCCGTCTACGCCAGTGATGTGGTCAACACCTGGCGTGTACATGTCGTCGCGTTCGCTGGCGAGCGTCTCTTTGCAGAATGCACGCATCCACCCCCAGTCAAGCGTGAATCTGTCCTCGAAGAGGACTACCCCGCTCCCCAGGTTCTTCATTAGTACGGGTTGTCGTCAGTGGGGCCTTGCCAAAACTCTGGCGTCCCTCGTGAGTCGAACGACGGGAAGGCCGCTTTCATCTGTTCATGGGACCACCCAGAGTGCTCCATGAAGTCTTCAACGGGTGATTCACACCAGACGAACTGGTTGGCGTCCAGACGGTCCTCGTTGTGGATGACATGGGGCTTGTCAGTACCAGCGTTCAACCCGAGAGAAGACCCCTGCCCATACCAGGTGAGATACGACATCCTGTGCCCCGATTTGATCGTTGTCACCCAATGGGCACCGATGTAGTTGGCGGGGAAGATCAGTAAATCCCCTGCCTTCGTTTCGATCTCTTCACCGACATACGGAAAGACAAGATTCCCGCCGTCGGTATCGCACAGATGGAGTGTTGTCGAAACGACATTCCTGGTCGCCGCTTCCGCAAACCCAATGACATCGTCTCTCGTTTCGTAGGAGTACCCGATGTCGTTGTCGTGGTGTCCGCCCAGGAAGCCACCCCTGCCGTAGCAAAGGACGTGGCCCCTGTTGGACCACCAAATCTGCGACAGCAGCATGGTGTACTCCTCGCAGTAGGTGAGAAGACCCTGGTATTGGGCATCGCATGCTTCCCGCCAAAACTCCTTCCACCTCCCCGACGATTCGACCCGTTCGTCATGTGGCTGGAAGCGTGTCGGAACCGTTGATTGGTGTTCCAACGAGCGGAACTCATTCGAGTTCGGGTTGTCGTTCCCTCGCTGGTAAACGGTCCCATCGTCAGCAACCTGGTATTGGATGTCGAACTCTCGTTGGCTTCTTTCGAGGATTTCTCCATGGAGCCAATCAGGTATTTCCATGGCGTCCCTGATGATGGCCAGCCCCATCGGGAGATGTTCGATGTCAGCCATGGTAAACGTGCCCCTCGGGAACGGTATAAGAAGAATGCCTCGGTGGTAACCGCACAGACGGTTCCCCTTCATGATACGACACCCGATCGAACACACGTTCCCCGTGGGAGAAGCCGGCGCCGATGGCGTAAGACAGCGACTGGCCGTCGTACATGACGAGATCACCCTCTTCGTGATCGACCCAGTGCTGGTTCTCGGGGCTGACCTGGAACTGGTACACCCATTCGTTGATGTCGAGCAGGTCCTCTTCGGTTAGCCCATCACAGGTGTCGATGTCGATGCTGTACGGCAGTTCCTCGCAGTCCCGCCAATGCCCCTGGAGCGGCAGAAATGACTCGCCGGTGTGCCAATGCCGGCTAACGATCTTATGAGGGTATTGGACAACACCATCAGGCATGAATGGGACCTGAACCGCCGCCTTAGTGGCTTCACGTAGGCCGTGTTGCCACTCTGGCCTCATCGCTTCGTAAGCCTCTGCCATGTCAACAAACCCGGAGCCCCCCGTGCCCGGATGGGCTGTAAACGTGGCGAACGACATGACGATGGCCGTGGGTGGGAACTCCTTGTAGGCGTCCTCCAAATGCCAGAACATGAACGTGGAACGCACTGGTTCCATCTCGTAGAACTCGCCTTCTTCGGTTTGAGCGGTGTACACCCGAGGCTCGTTGTCTGGCTCTTCGCCGCCAGTCCCGTCCCCAGTCCAGAACTGCTCGAAACGGACCTTGTGGTCTTCACCTGTTTGGTAATGGGAATGCCCGCCGAGGAACTGGCTGTGACCGCTGCCCACATTGGCACCCTGCCCCATTGTGGACGGGGCGTACCCCGTGATCGCCTTTGAGAAAGAAGCCAGAGCACCTGGGCCCAGGTTCTTGAATACCAGCACCTTGTTCTCGAAGAACAGTTCCCGATAGTGCTCTGGGTCGGCTTTGACCTGTTCCAGCGTGTCGTCGAGTTCAATGATCTTCATGGATTGTCCAATCCTGGCTCATCGGTCCCCTAGACCGGTTGAACGGGGCACTGATGTCCCATGCTATTCCGTTCCTAAAGAACTGCTCGTAATACAAGCCGACCCGAGGCTGGCGGACGCTGTAACACGGCCCCTCCTGGAAAGCGTAAAAGGCTGTCACGGCGGCCAACAAAGTCCACTCAGGGGACATCGAGCACCGGGTGACCGTCATGCTTGGGGCCTATCTGCTCGCCCTTCTCGTCCAGGCCGGTGCGGATACCACCCATCCACGTCCACGGCTCGTCAATCATCTTCTTGGCCTTAGCATTCCCGTAGTTGGACCTCTGCTCCATCAAAGCGGCCTCTTCCCACATGCCACGCGTCTGGAACCTGACATCCTCCAGAGCATGGTCAGGGATGATCTGGAAGAACATGAACGGCATCCCCTCGGGGAAGGTGATCTCCACGTTCGGAGTGTCGATAATCCAGTTCATGTTGGGCTCATCAGGCCACCAACCGGGCATCATCGCCGTCAGCGGATGAGCATGCTTGATGTAATGGTTCGGGGCGCCCGACAACCACACGGAATACCCCTCGGGTGGATTTATCGCCCACCCAGTGGCAAACGACACCATCCCGATAATCGACTGGACAACAACGTCACGTTCATACTCGTGGCCGTCAGTATCCCAGGTGATCTTCTCCCCTGACAGAACCCTGGGGACAGTGTTACCGCCGTCCCAGATGACTTTCACTTCCTGGGGTAACACCAGTTCCCACCCGTAAGTGTTCGCTGCTGTCATCGGCAGGCACTTGTAGGCGTGCTTTCGATAAGTGCCATCCATCCAGTCGCGGCGAGGACGGCACTGCCTGATCTCGGGCGGGTTCTGATGGCTCTTAGTGAGAGTCACCTTCACGAGCCATACTCAAATGCCAGGTTGCCTGTGGGCGCTGGACCCCGGAGGTCTTCGGCGAGCGTAGGGTCGTTGTTCTCAAAGACAGCACCCTTCCCCTTCACAGGCAACGGATACTCCTCGTTGGGGGATGCAATAGACGGGGCAGATATTGAGAAGTTGTCCCAATCGACAGCCAAGTCGTAGCCGAAGATGCCACGCAACGTCCGTGTCCCCCCAGGGAACGCTGATACGCCGTGGGCCATTCTGAACAGGTCGGCCATGAGGAAGTCTGTTGTGTCCCACTCCCACCAAACAAGGTTCTGTAGATTCCCAAAGTTTTCCTCAACGTCCCTACGGTGGTCCCGATCCCACCCACAGACCAGGCAGTTTTGATGGCCGACATAGGTCGTTTCGACACCGCCCTCCACGTGGGTGTGTGACTCCATGTCGAAGGCCCTTCTGATCCACACGCGAGCCTCAGCCCACTCGGCTTCGTCCTCTTCGTGGAGAGCCCCCTGGCGTACCGAAAACGGCATAGTGCGAAGGACAGGGACGCCAGTGACGGGGTGCGGTAACGCCGCAGAGCGGACTTCGCAGGTGTAACCGTTGCCATCGAATGCCCAGTCGCCCAACTCTGTGCAGGACTCTCTCATCAAAGCCGTGAACACTACGGAGGGCAAAAGGTCGTTGCTGCCCTCCTCCAGCACAGCCTCCTCGGCACTTGGGTATTCGATGATGGTCGGCAACGTCAGGAGAGTCTCCTGGATAGCCGTCGGGAACTGCTTGAAGATCGTCTGGCAGTCGAGAAACCCTGTTCGCCCCTCTTGCGGGGGGCAGGTCTTGAAAGGCATCGTCCACCCTGCCGCTAGTTGCGGCCAGACACGGTGGCTGTTCTCCAAGTGGAACTGGATGGCTATTGGAGTCGTGGCATCAACCGGCGAATGGCCGGTGTGCGCGTTGGCGCCCATCGTGTTGTGATGCGTGTCGTAATACAACTGGGCGCCTTCCGACCAGTCACCGTGGCCTTTCGCCGTGGAGAAGTCGGGCAACTCTTTGGACGTATGGTCAGCAGACCCTGAGTGGCCAAACCCATTGAGTTCTCCGACCCCCTTGAACACCTCAACGAGTTGGGCACTCGTCAAGTCGGCCCCCTTGAAAGCGACTAACCCAACATCCTGGTAGTCGCTGTTCCACTCAGGAAGCGTCTCCATGATGGCGTCAAAGTCATACCCCTCCCTGACCGCCGGATACCACGAACGGTTCATCAGTCGCTGATGGTGGTTACCTGGCCAACCGTTTCACCAATGGCCTGCGCCTGGGCATACGGATCGGCCTGGGCCTGGTGGTTTAGATGATTGCGGTCGTTGTAGTCATACATCGTGACAGCAGAATACTTCGTGCCCTCGATAATCGGCAAGGAGGCGTGGGCGTAGATGAACGTCGACGGGTGAATAATGACATCGCCGGCTTCTGGAGTGAAGTCGAAGTCCTGGTAGGGCATCCGATACTGACCGCCCTCATACCCGCCGTTCAGGTACCCGATCGCTGACACGACACACGAGTATGAGAACCCGTGGTCAGGGTGGATAGCGAAATGCTGGTCCACCTCGTACTTGACGAAGTTGGTGGCTTCCTCGTAATCCAGGGTCAGGTTGTAAAGACCCGAATAGTGCTTGACGCACTCCCGTACCCCTTCCATGACCTCTTGGTAGAGGGGGACAATGTCCTCAAACTCGGCTGGGACAGTCTCAAGCATCGACTCTGCGACCTTGAAGTCTGAACAGTCGCGGTAGTCGAGCATCTCTTCGTGGTCCCCAACCCGTGCCGACTGCCACTGGAACCACTCGTTGTCAGAGCCCCCGATGGCTGCTTCCAGGCGCTCGACGAAGTTGGAGTCCTCGGGCCACACGTTCTTGTACAGCATGATCCCCGAGAACTTGTTTCCCAGGTGGCCGGCAACATCCATTTCAATCTCCCAACGAAGTGATCGTGTAGAACGACGGTGTCGTCCAGCGTACACCTGTCTCCACCGGCTTGACGCCATGAAGATAGTGAACGTCCCCAGGGTGAGCGACCGCTAAACCGCTCTTGATGGGCAGTTCGATGTCGTAGCCGGGGTAATGGAACTGTCCGCCCGTGAAGTCCTCGTTCCAGTAGATGATCGAGTTCAGGTCGTAGGTCGGGAACGGGTTCGGGCTGCCGTCGTTGAGTTGCTTATCGGCGTGCGGCGACTGTTCACAACCTGGGAGCCAACGGACGAGCACCGGGGGCCGGCAGGTGAGGGTGACGTTGTGCTTGGCCTCCAGGTGGCGCTGCATCTTGTCGATGTACTTCTCGATCATCTGATACACGAAGGGGTTGATCCTCTGGATGATCGGCCCAGAGCACATGCGGTCCCACCAGTACGAAGCGTCGTAGATGCAGACACCGTTCTCGTCGTACTCGGTTTCCCTCGGGTTGTCCCATTCGGAGATGTGCGGCAGGAACACGCTCATGTGCTCCAGGTCCAGGGGTGAAACGAAGTCCTCCAGGATGGTGATGCTGTCAGTCGACGCTCCGAAATGACCTGGTTCTACGAGAGAGGCTTCCACCCCTCAAGTGTACCTACTTCGTGAACGCTGGCGGGAAGTGAGGCGGGAAGTGAGGCGGGAAGAAGGGTGGGAAGAACGGGGGAAAGAACGGGGGAAAGAACGGAGGGAAGAACGGTGGGAAGAACGGGGGAAAGAAGGGAGGGAAGAAT